CGTGGGCAACAGCAGTAATTCCGAACATCCACATCGAACTAAAATACATCGAAAACACAATACACCACATCCAAGCTAATACTTGCATGACCATGTGTCGCGTATTCATATCTGGTATATTTCTGAGCGGGTTGTAACGATTATCCATTACATTATACCAACTACTTACTATAAATGACTTCACAGGATTTTTTCCTTTCTCAAAGGTTACGGACAGTGGATAATTAGCATCCGCCGTGTCTCTAAAATCAATAGCTTCATATATATCTAAAAATGCCTTAGTTACTTTATGTGTCTTAAAGTGTGCTGTTACTTTATACATTAGTACCTCAACGAATAGTCCCAATTACCAGATTTTCTAACACATACCCAATCACGATTTAAGGTTTTGAAATCATATTCAAATTCTTGTTCAGTTGTTGCTGCATAACAATCAGCTATGCCAGGATGTATACTTATCTTTTCTGCTACTATAGTATCGCCTATAAGGGAAACCATCACTAAAATCCACATTATATCTCCTCTGGCAGAGGATCAAGGAGTCGAACCCTGGCTTGCTGGGTTGGAGCCAGCCGTGCTACCATAACACTTATCCCCTAAAGAACGTATAGATCTTGTGCAATGCGTAAAACCATACACCGTTGATAGAAGGCTCTACCAAGGCAACAAGCCCTGCTTCCCATAAGCTTGCTCCTGTCATCAGGCTTACCACTGTCATAGCTATTATAACGTGTCCAATAGTGTAAATAAAGGCAAGAGCAAAACTTGATTGACTCAAGTTCTGTAATACAACATATGCACCTTGTCTAAATTCAGTCATTTAACAATCTTCTGGATGAATACCACTTGTGTTTTTGTTACGTTCTACATCCCTACGTCCTGCCCTTCTCCAAGGTGGAGTATCATATCCAGATATTGCCGGATCATGCCCTGATGCATTAACTTTTCTTTCATGACTACGTTTAGAAAAATCTTCAAAATCATTTGCTGGGATCTCGTCTAACTTACGTGTTAGAGTAGCCACTCGTGACTCCATCCACCCAATAGCAGTACTAATGTGTCCTGTATCGTGTGGTGCAAGTTGGGACTTTGCGAACTCGATTTCACGTAATAGATGTATTACTCTCTCGTAATCAGCTTTGGTTCCATTATATTGCATTAGTTATCTAGCTCCACTGCTGAATGCTCTAAAACAAGTGTAGTAACTTCTTCCATTTCAGTACAAACAATTTTAAAGTGTTTCCAATCGTCATCGTGAGAACGACCACCGAATTCAACGACCCAACCATTATCAGCTCGTCTAACTGTAATATCTTCATTTACTTTTGCAAGTTTGCTTGCAATCATTCCATCCATATTTGTTGCTCTCATTTTATCATCCTAAAATTTTGTTAGTAGTTGAATCCACGTAGTCGTCACTGTTGAAAAACTTACGACTATGAGTTTTTTGACAAATATTACCGTCTAAATCTCGGTAAGTAGTAATAAGTGTTTGTTCTAGCAATCCTGTTTCTGGTTGAGCAAGAAACTTATCAGGTTCCCACCCAGAATCTGTTTTGGTCATTAGTGCAATCATATAAATCTCCCAATTTTTTATATAATAAATGAAAGTAGACTAAAAAGCAAGAAGGGAGCTGCTTTAGCAACTCCCTTCTGGTATTCAAACTTTATTTTTAAGTGTAAGTTAAAACTTAAACTTAGCTCCAACTACAGTGTCTTCATGTTTAAAATCAGCGTCATAGTCGTTATCCATATAAAGTACCACATTTGGTGTAAGTTCATAATCTACATCAATTTCCATAGCTGAAAAGTTGAATTGAGAATTTTCTTCAACTGTTGCTGTAGAGGTGAACTCAGTTCCAATAGTTAGTGCACCAGCACTTACAGAGGCTCCGGCGTAAATTGAGTTAATCTCAGTATCAAGATTACGCTCTGTGCCTACATATTTTGTTATTTCAGCGGCAGATACGTTAGTGGTTAAAAGTGCAGTTACTACTGCAAGAACATATTTAGTCATTTTTATTTCCGTTTCATTTAATAGTTAGTGGACGGAAGCCCTTTTAAGGCGTTTACCCGTCCACTCTGATTCAACTTAGTTGATCATTCTCTTCTTTAGTATAAGGCCACATATTAAGACCTTTTATCGAACCCATTAACTTCAGCATTGAGTCTACGCTCTAACTCGGCCACAGAGTACTGATACTCTCGGTATTTTAAAGGCCGTGCCATTACGTTCCAAGGATTTGAAGTTGGTTCATCCATTGTAAAGAATTTTTTTAAAATACTAAGCATTTTTTGTAAACTCTTTTAATGTTTTTTGATTAAGTTCATGTAGTAAACTTTGATAAGTATGTTCTGGATACTCAATCAAAAGGTGTTTTACAATGTATTCATTTGCACGAACTTGACGTGATAATGCGATTGATTTATGGATACTTTTTCCAAAACCAATCAGAAAAGAAGCTACTGCATCGCACGCACGACAAGTGTAGCCCCATGTTTGGGTAAGTGTAGTCATTGATTTCTCCTCGAAAAATTGTTTTATTTGATCTCAATTAAACGAGGACGCTGCTCTTCGGGGACTACTACTTTGAGATTAATCACAAGTAATCCATCCTTAAATTCAGCTCCATGCACTTGAGTGTGCTCAGACAGACGAAACTGGCGTTTAAACTTCTTTGTACTAATTCCACGATGAATAAACTCACGGCCACGAGATATATGCTCACCTACTACAGTTAACACACCTTCTTTAAGTTCAGCCGAAACCTCATCTTTTGTGAAGCCTGCAACTGCAATCTCAATAGCGAACTCATGCTCATCGTATTTGACGATGTTATGTGGTGGATAATGATCCATAGCATGTTGAGAGATTTGTTCTAGTTCATTTAGAATATGATCAAAGCCGATAAATCCAGCTTTTCGAATAGCGAATTGTCCTGTCATTTTTTTCTCCTTTATAACAGCAAGAATTATGTAAATCCCTAACGGCAATTTACATCGGTAGTATATTAAAAGTTTTAGGAAAGGGCAAGTATGAAATTACTACAAGTTGTACTTTTCTAGTACATATGAAAATCTTTGAGTAAAAAAGGTCATATCTGACATAAAAACCGCTAACAATAAAGTCAATGACGTTACAGGAATTGCAAAAAGTATTGAAACAAATAGAGTTATGTTGAACCACTTAAAAAAGTTAAAGCAGTAGGCTTTTAATTCGTCAGGCGGAATTATTATGCTATTTAAACTTGTAAAATATATGATCATCGATTTCAATGGTTTTCTCCTTTTGTTTAGCCCAACTTGGAAAAACGTAATCAGCATGATAAAAAACAGCCCCGCCCGTATAATCCATATATTTAGTAGTTAATACACTATTAGCAATTTCATGTGCAACCATGACAGCTTCTTCATCATGCTTAGGGAATTTATCTGACTTACCATCGCAGTACCAAGAAAATTGACATTTATCTCTGATTGGAACTAAGACAGAAGGGTCTCTCCATGATCTACGATGAAGACCTTCGTACACTACTTCACAAATAGTATTCGGAAATCTATCATCTTTAACACGATTCATAGTTACCATTGCTACTGCCCATTGACCAAAGTAAGATTGATTACGTGCTTCCCAGTATATATTCTTTGCTAAACAAAGTACAGAATCTGTGTATTGGTTATTGATAGTTGACGGGTGGGCGTTCTGTGCGAATAATGTCAGACTCACGGCAATCGCTACCAAACTGAATCTCAATGATGTGTACAGGTGTATCTGATTCATTTGCAAGTTGGTGCCACTTTCCCTGTGCTATATCAAATGTCTTAAATTGAGTTATATATGTCTTAAATACTTCTTTACCGTGATTATCAGCAGAGTAGTAAACAGTAGCAAGTCCACGAGAGCAAAACCAATGCTCAGACCTATGTTCGTGCTTTTGCCACGAAAGTTGGCATCCAGGATTAACTACAAGTTCTTTGACTTTACAAGTACCATCATACTCTTGAAGCACATCCCAGTATCCCCAATCTCTTTTTACTATTTCATCCATATGTTACCTACAATATTTGCATTATCATCAAATACAGCACCTATAGGTGCTTCTAACTTGTGCCAAGCTTTTACAATCTTGGTATGCTTACAAGCCCTAAAACGAGAAGGACAAGAGCAGCCTCTACTACTGATGGTATATACATCAATTGGATAATTTGACTCTTCAAATTTTGCAATTTCATCACTAAACTTTCCTTTGCGAACAATGTAATTTGCCATATAAACTCCTTATTTAATGAATAATAACAAAAATAAGGGTTAAAAGCAAGATTAAAGCAGATAATTCTTTATGTATCGGTGTAACATTTTAGCAAACCATTTATGAGCATTTTCATCATAATGAGACCCGAAACCACTCTCTTTGCTCCCTAAAGATATTTTTTGGTTTGATTTTCTACAGAGTTCAGTAAAACAAGCACCTGAATCAAGCATTTTAGGAAATCGTTTACCAGCGAGATGAAAGGAGTAGGCGTCATAATCTCTTTCATGAGCCATCAAAGTATTCATTGATGCGTTCCAAAAAAGATACGGGATATTATATTTTTGAAACGTATTTTGAAGTAATATAATGTTCAAGTAATAATCTATGATATGTTGATGCCTATCCACAGAATTTACCCAACTTTTATAGTACATATAACTATTAGTGTCTAAACTTTTCTTATAATGCTCATCATTACCGACAATTAAGGGAGCCCATTTGTGATCATAAAATTGAGAATCATCACTCACTTCTTCATCTTCTGTGTGAATCTCAGTTCTATACCAACCGGGCCACATGATTACCATGAATATACCTTGAAATGAATTATTATTCTCACGATAGTGTTTATGTAAAAACTCAAAAGTGGTTCTAATAACTCGATGACTAGAAGCACCTGACATTGAAAGATTTACATGATCATAGCCAAGTAAGTTTGCTAAATGCTTAGGCCAAGCCTTATCATGACATTTATTTTGCGAAGCATATTCTATTTCTGCCCCAGAGGTATGAGAACAGCCATTTGCTACTAGTTTCATTCTGAGCCGGTAGATAAAATAACATTGATTAGCGGTAGTGCGTTAGCCACTAATGAATCTTCGTCCAATCCATCAGGAAAATAGTTTACTCCATAAATATCAGTATTAGAAACTGTAATAGTAAGTTTTTCATAATCAGTATCTAGATTCGCGGAAGCATAATCATAAGTAATACCATCACCGATTGAGTACCCACTTCCAGGATTCGTAACTGTAAAAGTAAAGATTGGATCCTCCGAAGGTCTGGTCCAAAGTCTGTCAGTATTAATATCAACTACAAATCCACTACCAGATCCTGTAGTAGATTCGGGAGTAACACCTGTAAACACACTTTTAACATCTTGAGAGGTGTTCGCCCAAACTACGGATGAGTTAGAGAAAATTTTAAACTCTGTGACAGCACCTACAGAAGATAAGTTGTCAATAGGCTGATCCACACCAAAAGCATATTCTTTAGTTTCAGTGTATTCTCCCTCAGAGTCAATCATATGAGTATTTACATAATAAGCCCCACTATCAACGTATACATCGCTTATGTAGTAGTTGCTACCTACAAATAAATTAGCCATCGGAACTCCTTTTAGTTTTATTTTTTATAATATACATCATAAATTTAATTCCTTCAAGCTTTGCATTACATTATCATGAAATTTTGGGGGTGTGTTTGTTAATTTTCTATACGGCTCATACTCAGGAAAGGTTTCAAAAAAATCTGTATCTCTAAACTTGTCTAACATCATACTATAATCAATAAAGTACTTCAACTCATCAACATCAGTATCTGGCTCATTTGCATCAGAATGGTACTCTAATGATAAATTTACATCTTTATCGATATAATTATTATACAGTTCTGCTAATCTGGGGTCATGACTATACATTTTTTTGATCTCTTGTTTTAGCTCTCTTGGTAGGATTTGAGGACTTAAAAAAGACGGTAAAAAACAAGGAGATAAAGTAACTGACTTACCAAGTTTATCAAAAATTGAGAGTTGTTTAGGAATAGACCAAACACTATAATTATTAACAACACATACTACAGCAGACACATAATCAAAGACTTCTTGAATATTTTTAACGAATGTTTTAGTAGAGAAACCAGTTCTAGAATATTCAACAGAAGGTCCCCAACCATCGCACGAGACAAGTAACTCAACCTTTTTGAATTTAGCCCAAAGATCTTTCAAATCGTGTTTTTTATACTGTAACATAGAGAGATTAGTAGAGTATATAATCTGAACATCAGTACAGTTATTATCAATTAAATATGTAAGCATATCGTAGTTAGCATCAGTGATTAGAGGCTCTCCCCCCGAAACATTGATACATTCTAAATGCCCACTCGATATTAAATGTTTAAGTAAAGGTAGTAAGGTAGGATCTTTTTTAAAAGCGTTCGTCTCTGTATCTGTGTCCTCAAAAGTAAAGTACTTATGCTTTTTATTTTCTATAGCCCATGTAGTAGAAAAATTAGGATTACACATGCGACACTTAAAGTTACATACATTGTTTAATCTAATATGAACCTTTTCAATTGTTTTTTCGCTGGAGGGAGTATTTCTAACTCTATGCGTATGTAGCTTGTTTCGCTCGGCTTCCCAACAATATTCACAAGAAGGATGTTTTTTATTCTCTAGGAACGACTGTTTAAGCTCTTTAAGTGGTTCGCCTTGTAGATATTCTTTTACAGAGTTGCCCATAGGAAAGCGATTAGAGGGTATAACACAGCACGGAGTAACCTGCCCATCTTCTTCGATGTGCAGTTCCGCCCAAGGACGTGAACAAAAATTATTAACTGCTTGCGGCTCGCTTAAGGATTTGGTTGATTTCATTATCTGTTATTACTTTGAAATTACCAGACTCTATACCTTTTACTATCTTTTCGTATTCTTCGCGGGTTTCAGCTTGATTCTCTAACAAAGGATTCAAAAAAGCACAACGTAGACGACGATACATATTCTTAAATACAGGTCCGTGGGGTTTACATCTATAATTATTTAACTTATATGAATAGTATTGTAACGCATGAGCAACCTCGTGTAAAATAACCATTTCTAATTTTGCTGTTTTCCTACGAGTATAAATTTCACCTATATCTGGGTCCTTAGCAAACGACGCATATTCATAGATTTTGTACAGTTCACCACGTTGATCACGACAAGCAGGAGACATTGCTATCGAGATACCAGGACCATCAGCGTACATGCCTCCACGGGAACGAGAACGTCGAGAACTCCAATCAAGAGTAATACTTTTTAGCTCAAACTTAACGTACATTTCTTGTTGCGCCCAAGCCTCTACCGCACGTGTGTATTTGTACCCAAAGCTATGCCATTCAGTTTTATTCATTTACAACGTCCTCCAAATAAACTATATCATCTTCAACTTCCCACTCAAAATCTGCCGAACCGAAATCAAACATTTCAGCAGCTTTGATACACGCTTCATCTTCGTCTTCTGCTTCTACTTGTAATACTTGTGATACTGTTACTATAAATTTCATCGTCTTTTTCCTGTTGCTGAGTCTGATGCTTCTTTTGAAGAAAGCACGACAAGGTTGCCTTTGTTGTAAGCTTGACCAACATGAACACCTGAACCACTATATGAGTTCTTACCCTTGACAAAACCGTTACCTACACGATCTGATGTTGGTGCTGAAGTACAATCAGACTTGTAGCTCGGAGGAGGTGCTGACAATTTGGTAGCAGTTTTAAGTTGTGAAGGATGAAGACCACGTTTACGTAGCCAAGCATCATGATATGCTATTTTCTGTGCTTTTGTATATTTTTTCATGTATACATGATACTAATAATAAGAGTAATAGGCAAGATCTAGTTAGATCCGTAGATTACGATAGTTAGTAAGCGCATCAGTATATTTTCCATCGATATCAGGAGTAAAAAGTGCTATCGCTATATTACGAGCATCTGTAACCTCTTCAAGGCTGGTTCCACAAAAAATAGCCAGTCTTTGCCCAGTAGGTGGGTTAACCGCATAAAAATCTGGATTATCAATTTGATAGTGTATTAAGTAGTCGAAAACCTCATCACAAAGGTTAGTGTTTATACTAAATGATTGCCCATATTGAGAAAAAAGAGCTGCCACATAAAAATCAGTAGTACGTTGTCCGTCATACGTCCATTTACCCACATTGTAAAGCACGTGGATAGCTTCCATTAACTCTTCATCCCCAAACCTATCAATGTCTCCCATGCGCAGATGACATTCAATTATAGTATCATTTATAACCTCTACGTTTAAACAGCCTGTGTAACCTGAAAAATTATTCTCTACCCAGTTGTACAGTGTTTTAAAAGTTTGTTCAGAAGACTCAACTAATTCCCAATAGTCAAACATACCGTGTTGAAGCTTCTCTCCTCGCATACAATAATGATCAACCACAATACCATTGCAAACAATCAAATCAAAAGAATAGTGTTCACCTATTTCATAAGGAGACCAAAATAGTCCAGGAAAGTTTACAGTATCATACTGTTCTTTGTTATGTACAACAAAAGAACCAACTCCTCCACCATAAAGATTAATAATAGGTTTCATTACTAGAGGATACTGGGTAGGCTCAGTACCGATTGGGCCATGAGGTATGTCTTGAGTCTCACAGATATGCATTTTATTATAAAACTTTTTATAGTTTTTAAAGGCAGGATATGTATAAGCAAAATCATCCGTAGTCGGTATATCAATACCCCAATCAGAGACTTTTCTATAGTAATTATACATTAAATTAATCGGATTGTGGTTTTTCCAAGGCATCGTACATCTTTTCTCTTATATCTACAACTTTTTCTTGTTCTATGATTTCTATACATAGATTAGTAATTTGAATATCTTTGCGTAAAAACATCATCTTTTCTTGAAGTTTTTCAAGTTCTCCTTGATAGAAAGCTAGTTCTCGTTCTTTACGAAGTCTTGTATCAAGTATGTCGGTTAAAAGAATTATTTTAGGAGGCTTGTTCAAAACTGAACCGCCGGAGACCAAAAGGTTGTGCGTCCATCATCAAGCTTGATTCTTTCAACAGGATGACCGTATATATCTTTTTGCTGATTATAAACCATTACATGTCCTCCTCTTGCTTCTACTATTTCAGAAGGATTTGATGCGAAACGAGTATACTTCCCATGATTATTATATAGATCAGAATAATTACGAATAGTTGCCCCACCGGACTCATACGATGCTGATAGTACTTTACAAATTGCATAATAAAGTTTTTCAAGTTCTTCTTCATCCAAACTACCCATTGTTCTATGAGGTGCAATACCAGCTAAAAATAGGGATTCTGACTTGTAAATGTTTCCTACACCAGAAATCTTTTTCTGATCCATTAACCACTTTACCACCGACCAACTGGGATTACCTCGTGCGCGGGTATTAAATTCGCTAAGAGTACAAGGATTATTAAGCATATCAGGTCCAATTGATCTAAGTTTTGCTTGAAGATCACTTTCTTTATCCACAAACTTAATAGTCCCAAAATTACGCTGATCGTTGTAGTAGACAGCAGTGTCATCATCAAAGTAAAAAGCCATCCTTGTGTGTTTGGATGGCTGGAGTTTAAAATTACCAGTCATACCAAGAGTAGTATAAATATAATATATTGGAAGCAAATCACCAAGCTCCCAATATATAAATTTACCCTTGTTGTGGACGGCTTTGACAGGAAATGGTCCATCATCTTCTAAATCACAATAGAAGCTGCCAAATCCTGTAGGTAGATTTTTAGTATATCTACCAGAAATAAAATTGATATTAATTAAATTTTTACCTCGTACAGCCCGATCAAGTTGTCTAGCTGTACGAGTGCATTCTGGACCTTCAGGCATTAGCGCATCTTAAGGTTAGCTTGACGTGGAAATCCCCAAACATCTATTGCTGGAACGCGAATCATACGCTCTTTAGTATTCTTTTTATCGGGATTTGGGACAGTGAGCACAACGTTTTTACCTTTACGCCACGCAATAGCTTGATTATTACGGCGCATATCAGACTGAATATACTCACGACGAAGAGCATTTAACACAGAACGTGTTACATTTGGACGCTCACCTTTAGAGGTGTAATTTTTACCAGAACTTTTCTTACCTGCCATTTGAATCTCCT